ATGAAAAAAATGGGGGCGTCAACACTGGCCGAATATTTCCGGCGTTTGCACTACGATTTTTTGCATAAAAATGACAATAAAAACAATAATCTATAAAACACCTTATAAATAAAGCAATAAATCGTATAAAAAAGAAAGAAAAAACTTGACACTGTATAGAAATATGCTATACTTATATTGAGAGGAAAAGAAAGAGAAAGAAAAACGGAAGGCCCGAAAAGGGCGGAGGCGAGAAAATGGAAAAGACAGAAACGCGGAATTGGATTGACGGGGTATTTTGCGACGAAAACGAGATGGGTAGGCTGGCCGACAGATTGCATTATTTACAGAGGCACAATAAAAACGGAAAAAATGACGCAAGAATCAAAGAAATACAAATAGAATTAGAATCATATCGGGAGGGGACAAAATGACAAAGTTGAATGCAAAACAAAAAGAGTTACAAAAATGGTTGAGGCGATATGGTAATGAGGCGGTAAAGGCGCACTCAAGGGTGTTTGTTGAAAACGTTTACGAGACGCACAGCGAGGGTGATGTGATTGAATTAAAAAAGCATGAGTCTGCCGATCATCAGGTACATACTTTTCAATTCTAAGCGCAGACCCACGGCCCGCAAGGGCCGGTAATGCGACGGTCTCGTGGGTAGTCGAGACGAAAATTGAAAGCCGAAAGACAGGAGGCGGGTTGTGAAAAAAGAACAAATTGATAAGGCTGATTTAAAGATGTTAAAAAAGGAAATTATTAAAATAAAAAAACAAAAAACAATTATTAAAGAAAAAATGATGCCTTACGACAACGAGGACCCGGAGAAAAGACATTTTCCGCAGTTTTTGGTCGATGAAATGTTATTTTTAACAGAAAAACAGTATTACGTAAAATGCAAAATCAGGGAACTGGAAACCGGAATCCATACGGCTATCTGGTTGGCGCAAGAGTTATGATTTGTGAAATAAATAAAACTCATAAATGTAATATTGCAGACTGTCCCGTGGCATTAGTGGACTGGGATTTGTGGCGCGAGTGCTGCGATTTTAAACACGAGGAAGCGAATTTAGATTTTATGAAAGAAATCGGTAATAAAATTTCAAGGGCATTTTCCCCGAAGGAGGTTTTATGATTAAGAAAAAATCAAAGAAGCTTGGCCGCCCGCTCGGCACGATACGCGGAACAAAGTATCCGGTGAAGTGGCCGGCGATAGGCATCACAGCAGAACAGGACGCACGATTCTCGGAGGCCGCAACAGTGGCGGGGAAGTCAAAGGCTGATTTTACCAGGGACGTGCTGGACAGAAATGCGCCGAAAAAAAAGGAGGCCGGGAAATGATTCACATCGGTTTTTTAAACGGTATTGATGGCTTTGTAACGCGGGCGACAACGGACAGGATTGAAAAGGCCGAAGCGTATAAGCTCGATTTTGAGACGCGGTTTCCCGGTCTTATCTGGAAAATCGCGGACGAAAAGAACATAAAGAAAGTAATCGCGGAAGACGGAAAAACGTCATATCAGATTGATGAGGAAGAGATAAAAGAATAAGCAAAGCGATGTTAATAATCAAAAAGCCCCAACCCGTACTTTTAAACGGTTTCTGGGGCTTTTTATATAACCCCGCCCGAGGCCGTGATCAATCAGCAAGTCGGGCGGGGAGCAGATAAAAACAAGGCGAGTAGTTCCCGGTCGCACCGGCTTCCGGAGGCCTTGTTATTTTGGATATGCTAAAACGTTATTTCCTGTATCTTGTGTCAGCGTAAAACACGTTCCGACCCTATCACAATAAATTTGCGGCGTTAATTCTGAAATGTCTATTCCCTGTAAAATAGGATTGTAATGCGGCGGATTGTTCTTAAAACATAATGCCGTTGCCTGTGAGCACACAGGCGAATTGTTTCTAAAAGCAGGATTTTTAATGTTCACTTTATTAAAAATTCCGAATGTGATTTTGTCCAGTATTGAACCCACACCGAACCAAAACAGTTCCCAACGGTTATAATTTTCTCCCACTTGTGCCTCAGCGTCTGCCTCAACTTGTTTTTGCGCCGATTCAAGAAACGGTTCATCGGGCCGGAATACTAATACCCGGCAATTTCCGGCGAGCAGGTCTTTTTTATAATCCATAATACTATGCTTTGCGACCTTTGTCCCGTCCGCTTCGATAGTATAATTTTTCCTAAAATATATGGCATGACATATGTCCAACTTTTCGGGATTATTTGTGTCTCCGCTTACAAACTGCACCAATTCGCCCATGATACTATCCGAGTTTACAAACCCAATATCGCTATCATAAATATTTTGCTTAAAAATATTAAACTGATTTTCTGTTAAGGGTGTCCATTTGCTCATTTTTTCACCGCCTTTTTATTATTGCGCCGGGTATGCGCCACAGTACACCAGTCCTCCCGGTTCATTTATTTGTTGCTATCGCAAAATTTTTTATTCTTCTTCACATTCTTTATAAGCGTTTCGTCTGTTAATGTCTTAATATCTATACTATCAAGAAGTTCCGATGCTGAATTTAAAAGTTCAGTATCTGTGCTTCCATTGGCTATAAATAATTTAATAAGCATTAACGCCGCTCTGTTCGTTTGCTGCGCTGCAAAATCAATTGCGCCGTCTTTAGTCGCGCCCGCCGCCGCTGCCTGATAAAAATTAACGGCTTCGGTAGTGTTGCCGTTAATTTCCGCCGCTTGCGCCTGCGCCCTATCGGCCTTATACTGCGTAAATGTCGGCATATCTTTCCATGTATACGCCGAAGCAATAACCGCAATAAAAAGTATTGCTACAAACATCTCTATTAAAAAACTTAATTTTTTCATGTGTTCTCCTCCTTTCTTGATAGTGTTTAAAATATTCATATCGAGGTCTTTCAACATTATTAAAAAATTTATCTTTCTTATTTTTTTGTCCTGACATATACATACTTGTTGTTTGCCTATAATCGCAATGACATTTATATTCCAAATCCCTGTAATGTTCGACCGCGCAAAAAATATTTGTCCAGGGTTCTTTAAGTTGTGCAGGCGTTATATGCGGATGTCTTATCCGTGCCGTTGCAAGTTGGATTTGCAAAGCACCATAACTTATATGATGATGATCTTTATGCATTATATTTCTAAAACTACTTTCATTATATGCCCGGACAAGCATTTTATCTATATCAACGCCCAGCATTGCGCTTGCCTGTTCGATATATCTTATTAACTGGTCTTGTTTTGACACCGGAGCCATGCACAAGGACGGCAGGCACAAAATCAGGATAAGGATTAAGAGTTTTTTCATGCCGGTATCACCGGATTGATGTCATCAGGGAACCAGCCACGCCAGATGTCATAAGTAAGTTTTGCCGCCGCCAAATGTGGGGTATACATATAAAGCGCGTAAGTAAATTGATTTAACGGCATTATATTTTTTCCGTCTATTTGTAACGGCATTATTTTTCTGTCGAACCATTTTTTATAAGTTTCGATTGCGCCGTCAATCTGACTTTGAAATCCGTAAAAATTCGTTTCATCGCCGCTGTCGGTACATCCCACACCCAAGGCACGATTTAAAACATTATTTGCCGGTACGGAATGCATGGAAATCATTCCTTGTTCACGTTGCAACGACACCAAAATCAATTTTGGATTTACGTTTATACTTTCGCACATGACCAAAAGATAATCAGAAAATAAATGACTGAGTACCTCAAAATTTTCAAGAAAACAATTTTTTGACCGCAACCATGCTTGAATATCGAAATGATCCTGATAAGGGAAAAGAACATCGGGTAATATAAGGTCTTGCTTGAACATTTCGCACCGCCTTTATTATTTTGTTTCGTCCTGTTTATCCGGCTGCAATTTCGCGCCGGGGATTTTGCTTGTTATAAAATCCATAGCCCATTTAGCCCCGAAACAAATTACATTTATCCCAAAATAAGATAGCCCGACTGCCCCGGTCATGTTACAAACGTCCTGCCCCGTCAATTCTTTTGCGGGCATATACATTATAACGTAATACAGGGCGACAGTCAAGCCCATATTGGCGATTGCGGCCATTAAGACGGTTTTCCACTCAAGATGATTGTTCATTTTTTTAGCCTCCTAATGTATTTTTACCGCTATAAATATTAAGACAACGGCGTTTAAAATAACTAAAATAATATCCCATACATGACTTTCTTTTTTATCAAACTTTTCCTTAATTTCTTTAAATCCCTGTTTGATAGTTTCATTCATGTCATCAAACCTCCTTTCGTGTTCTATAAGTTTACTTTTATTTTCTATGCCCTGTCGGCAGTTAGGAATTTCTTCCCTGATTATTTCACGGGCGATTTTTTCTATACGCGCTGTAATAAGTCCGCTATAATCCTCATTATCAGACATGATGCGCTCCTATTATTAGAGGCGGGAATTTTTTAGGCTCCCGCCCCGTGTCAATTATCTATTGTGTGGCCTTTTTAAATTTGGGAAGTATTGTCGCATTACACGCAGTATTAGACAGCGCTATACCGTTACTGCAATATACATCGCCTTCGTCAAACCACGTCGTACCCGTTATTTCCGCCGTGCTGGTTATAGACGTGATATAATTGGCCGCGATACAGCCTGTCGGCGATGTCGCATTATATACGCCTATCATGCCTGATCCCGCCGCTGTATTCGTCCAGCTTAAAACATACACGCCGGTTAAATACGCGGGTTTGGCGTAAATAAATATCGCTGATGTACCACCCACAGACCACGGCGTTGAAGGGTTATGCGTCGCTGTCGGTGTCAAAGTAATCGTCAAAGTCGGCGTTATTGTAAAAGTAAATGTCGCGCTCGCGGTCAAATAATAATTGGCCGTCTTTTGCGCTATTGCGGTCTTAGTCGCGCCGACTATCATTGTCTGCGTCGCTTGCGCCGTAAGCGTTACCTTAGCGACTGCGGTCGCTGTCTGTTGTACGGCTGTCGCAATGGCGGTTTTTGTCAAAATTTGATTTGCTTTTACTACCGTCGCGGTCTGATGTATATGCAGAGCAACCGCTGTCTGTGTCTGTTGAGCAATCAGCGCCGTCGCGGTTTGTGTCGCGATAGTTACCAACGTCTGCGTGGCGTATACTGTTAGAGTTGCGTTAGCCGTACATGCGGCGGTCGCGGCGGCGTGGGTAGCGGCGGCGTTTACGACAACAGCGGTCGCCGTGGCTATTACGTTTGCCATATTAGCCGTCCGCGTAGCGTGGATATTACTCGTAACCGCGGTCTGTGTCCGCCATATAGCTGTTACGGTCTGGTTAGGGCCGGAAGATGTTGGCGTATATGTCGGTGTAATGGTGAACGTAGCCGATATTGACGGCGTTGCTGTATATGTTGGCGTTGCTGTTATCGTATACGTCGGCGACTGTGAATTTGTTTTTGTAAAAGTCGGCGTTGCCATAGCAAGGATAGTAGTTGATAGCGCGTCCCCGCCTTGCGTGCCAAAAACTTCACCGGTATTGGATATTTTTGATTGATATACCGGAATATTACCCCAGAAAGTAAAAGCCTGTACGCTGTTAGTCATGCTGTACGCGCCGCCCACGCCGCCCCATGACAATACGCCGTTCGTAATTGTCAACGCAGGCGAGCTGCCTTGATACGCGAAATTTGTCGGCAAAGTATCGCTGGTTTGCACATCAAAACAATTTCCAATGCACGTCCACGAAACCGTATAGGTAAAATTCGTCCCTGCGATTGGGTTTGCCGTTGACGCGGTTTTTGTGATTGAAAACGCGCCAGTAGCGAAAGCCTGACCGGAAAAGAACAATAAACCAAGAACCAGAAATCCTAAGACTTTTTTCATTGTAAATCCTCCTTTTAATTTTTTATGGCGTTGCCGTTACCGTGGCCGTAAATGTCGGCGGCGGTGTAGGCTTAAGGCCATATATATAAGTCTGTACTACAACAACAATATTAAAGCCGTAAGTGTGCGCGGGCGTAATTGTCGGCGTAAAAGTATTTATATGAAATATCGGGCAGCATGTCCGGGTTATTGTGGGCGTAACTGTCGCGGGCGTATTCGTAGCGCGAGGCGTTACGATTTTAGTTACCGTTATAGTCGGCGTTATGGTTTTTGTTACTGTCCATGTTATCGTTGGCGTATAAGTTTTTGTAACTGTCGGCGTATTGGTTGACCGGATAGTTTTTGTAAACGTCGGCGTCGCAGTGATCGTGAAGGTCGGGCTCGGTGTATTTGTAAACGTCGGCGTTGTCGTTGGCGTTACCGTTTCTGTTACTGTTTTTGTTACTGTCGGCGTTACTGTGTCGGTATGGGTTTCTGTTACTGTATCAGTGCTTGTTTCGGTTACTGTATACGTCGGGGATATTGACGGCGTGGGCGTAAAGGTCGGCGTGAATGTCGGCCCGCATAAAAAAGAGACCCAGACGTCGTTTAATGGCGCAATAGTCGCTACAGGTGTCGGAGTAATATATGCGTCTTCATTCGCCACGCCGCCAAGTATAAAAATCTGTCCGTGATAAGTCAATGCTCCACCCGCTCCACGCGGCGCGTAACCTCCAGAGCCATAGGCATAAGTATTATCATGCCACGTAGCTCCAGTATCGTCCCATACTACTGTGTTTTCTGATTGTCCTGGATTAGCCCATTCCCCAAAAAGCAACCACATGTGATTTAAGAATATTGCTGAACCTAAATGCTCCCACATGCCTTTTGTGTACGCGATTGTCCCTGCGTTTGTCCATGTTATCCCGTTATCGGAATACCACGCATTATTTACCTGCGCGCCCGCGCTGCCTGCCCCACCCGCTATCCACATGTAATTATTATAAACCCACGCCGCAAAACCAGACCGCCCGGCGAAGTCAGCGTTACGCGTTACGGCTTCCCAATCTATACCGTCAGTCGACCTCCACACATCATTGACCGGCCCGACACCCTGCACTTGTCCCGTAATAACCCACATATAACCGTTATAAGATAAAAATCCCTGCGTAATGCGGCCACTGCCGGAACTAAAATTAGCGGGGTCGCCCCATGCGGCGTTGCCTGTAGCGCATGTCCAGTCTATACCGTTTGCGGAATACCAGACATCTTTTTGATATATTCCGTATTGATTTATACCACCTATGACCCACATTTTATTGTCATAAATAATACTGGTCAGTCTCCGTCTCGGACTCCATGCTGCATTTTGCGTCGCAGGCAACCAGTCCGCGCCATTCGTCGAATACCAGACATCGTTTTTTTGTGGCACAGTAACATTATCTAATGCCGCTCCGCCGAGTATATACATAGCATCATTAAAAACTGTATACCCCGCAAACTGCCGGGGCGACCATGCGGCATTGTTTGTGAGTTCGCTCCATGCGCATATTATCGGTGTTACCGTAAAAGTCGGCGTTATGGTAAAAGTCGGCGTGAAAGTAAAAGTTGAGGTTTCTGTAATGGTAGGTGTTACGGTAAACGTCGGCGTAAAAGTCGGTGAGCCGACAAACGGGCCAATTTCCGCGCCGCCGCTGTCCCAGGGAGCGCATATTATCCTGTCCATGCCCTTCGCCCAATAACCGCCGTAATCATTCCCGAACTGCGAAGAGGTTCTAAATGTATTGTCGTCGGTAGTATACGAAAATAAATTTGCCTGACTTGCCGCGGACGTCCAGATTAAAGTTCCGTCCATATAAAATTTTTTATAATTCCCGTCATAACAAATATTAAATCTGCACCAGCGGTTGCCGACAGCACCATCAGGATAAAGAGTAGCTGAAAAAGTTCCCGCATAAAACTGTGCACCGCCTATCCACCCTGACATATCAGTACCCCACGGATTCCATGTCGTATCCTCAAGCAGCCAAATAGCCAAATCCCCCGCGCTGCCATTCGTGCCGCGTCCAAAAAACCACATTGATGATTTTCCCGCTCCCACGGCTGATTTTGTCGGCAACCAGCCGTACCACTGTATCGTCCATGCCGACGCTGCAGCCAACGCCTGCTCGACACTCAGCGGGATTAAATCCCATTTCCCACCAAGTACAGTGTGGTAATAATCCGTGCCGAATTTCGGCGTTAGAGTCGTGTGTTCCCATACCCCACCGGTTGAGACCGGTGTCAGTACATAACCGTTTACAATATCCGTAGAATTATCCTCAAAAACCGCTATCGGTGTGGGATCATAGGTATCGGTCGCGCATATCCCTACTGGCAATAACAATAGTATAAGCAATAATATTTTTTTCATTTCGTCCTCGTTGATGTTTTATGCTTCATTTTAGGTAATACTTTTAATTTATGGCCGAGCCTTGCCGGTTTCGGCGGTATAGGTGTTGGGGCTATATATCCTTTCGGTGTTGGTGTCGCGGTAACTTCTATCCTGTGTTTCCAGCCGTCGTAAGAATCTATAGGATATTTGTAATCGTATTTATAAATTTTTCCCGGCGCAGCCAGTGCCACACCGCCAAGCAATAGAAACATCATTATTATTTTTTTCATAGCGGTCTCTTTTTTAATTCTTCATAGTCTCTAATTGTTTGCCTGTCATAATTACCTATAATATCGACAAGCAGAGGAATATCATTTACTGTAATTTCACGTAAAGGTATGCCATAAATAAAATATTTTTTACAATTATCGCACCGCATAATGCCATCCCAGTAAGTAAATACGCTTGCAGCAACGATATTTAATTCTTTTCCGCAAACAGGACAGTTCATGATAACACCGTCATTATATGTGTTATAAAAAACCAAAAAATAAACATTATTATTATTTTTTTCATTGTTTGCCCCTTGTCGCGGTCGGCAACGGGAAATCCTGCAGCATCATCATGCCCTGTCCCTGCGGAATAATAGTCGCCACGGCAGTAGCTATAGGTAGAAAAGAATAAACAAATGCCTGCGGAACTCTGACATGCCATATCGCTACAGCATTTTCAGGATATTCAAACCAAGTTCCGAGTTGTAACGACAATAAAACATTTAATACGTTTATATCGGGATATTTTACTTCGCCCCCATATTGCGCGGAAGTTTGCAGAACATAAAAAACATCGTCGGCGGATAATTTTATTGCTTCCGTAGGCAGAGCAAAAACGCGGGTTACGGTCAGGGTTATAGTCGGCGTTACTGTGAACGTCGCTGTCATAGTAATCGTAGGTGTTACGGTATACGTCGGGGTATCGGTTATGGTATCCGTATATGTCGGGCTTATCGTTATAGTGTGTGTAGGAGAAGGCGTGTTTGTAAATGTCGGGGTTGCTGTTATCGTAAACGTCGGTGATTCTGAAATCGTCTGCGTTACTGTATATGTCGAGGTATTAGTAATCGTAAACGTCGGGGACTGCGAAATTGTTGGCGTTACGGAAAATGTCGGACTTACAGTTATCGTAAACGTCGGACTTTGACTTATTGTCGATGTTACTGTATACGTGGGTGTATTAGTTATCGTAAATGTCGGCGTTGCCGTTATGGTAAACGTGCCAGTGTTCGTTATCGTATAGGTTGGACTTACAGTTATAGTATAAGTCGGCGTTATGCTCGGCGTAACCGTAGGCGTAATAGTCTGCGTTACCGTAAATGTTGGTGTTATAGTTTGAGTTATCGTCTTTGTTATTGTAAAAGTAGGCGTCGGTGTTATAGTAAACGTAAAAGTATTTACAGGTGTCCGCGTGTACGTTCCCGTCGGCGATTGTCCCCATAATTCCACGGCAACACCCGCTGACATTGTTGTATTGTTAAACCACGCTATTAGATTTGACGTGCCCGGAGTCAGAAAAGGTTTGTCTAAAATCGCACCTGTCAGCGTCAATCCAGCGGCGGCACTTATTATCCGAGTAACTTCCGGCGTGGGCGCGGTTATTGTTGCCTGTGCTATTATGTGTCCAAAAACTCCAAATATCCAACTGTCATTATAATGGGTCGTAACCGACAGCGTAACGCCCCTGCCTTGATTCGTACCCGTTATTGGAGTCCATACCGCAAAAACATTATTATACGCTTCGGATTGTCCCACAATATCCGATGCCGCAGAAACCGTTACGGTAACATTACCTGCCCCGACTGCGGGAGCCATAAGTCCATAAAGTGCTTCTATATAATTTCCTTGCGTAACAGAACCTAAAAGTGATAAAGTCTGCCCACGCCAAGCTACACTTGATATTGTAGTCGCCGAAGACGCCCACTTGCCAATGCCAACACACATATACATAACTCCGGTTGCCGTGGTATTTGTCCACGACAAAGTCGTTGCGGGTTTTGCCGCAACTCCACTTCCGTTAGAATTTATGGAGGGAGTCGCCTGTGCGTTTATGCAGCTGCCCAATAACGCCGCTATAACAACCGCTATGCCCCAGATAACGCACAGCAATAATGTCCATGTTATGTGTCTCATATTTCGACACCGTACGCTTTCACTGCTTTTTTGATATATTTATCTTCCACGCTATACACAATAAAGTTCATTCCGGCATACGAAAACAGATCGCCGGGTTTTAGGTCAAGCGTTTTATCTATATTAGTTTCTGTCGCGTTCCATGACTGGCTGAAAATCCGTTGTTTACGGCTTACAAGCTTTTGCGCGCTGGATAAATCACTAAAAAATATGTTTTCCGGTTTGAAAGTCTTTATAATGTTACCGCTCCCCGCCGTAACAGCCGTCTGGTCAGCCCCGCCCGGCGTCAAGATATATGTCATTGAATATTTCTCGTAATATATCGCCGTCTTTTGTTCGGTCGTCAGCGGCTTATCTATATACGGCGAAATATCCAGAGGCTGCCCGGCCAGACTTTCAGGCAGCACGTAAAGATAAATAATATTGTTCCAGACATAAATTCCAATATCGAATGTGTCGCATAAACTATTTACAACGTCTATGCCGTATATAGACGACGTGCCTGTATTAACCCCGACTGAAATCCCGTCAAGTAATTGCCTATTAGCAACTTCGGGGGATATATTATATTTTATCGGCAGGGTATCAAGTAAGCCCTGTAGTTTTTCCATTATTAACGGTATAATACTTTTTGTCGTCGTATCCGTGTATGTAACCGGATATTTTGACAGCAGATTTAAAAACGTAGTGGACTTAAAATCTATATACGCCAGACAGTTATCAATCGTTTTGTCGGTAATATAACCGTGAAATATCAAATTGTCCGCCTGTTTAATATCCACCGTGTTTGCCGTCAGTTTATTTTTTATCAGCTTGTTTTTATATTCAATCGGCGCGGAAAAATCTATGCTTGACATATTCAGTCCATAAGAAGTAAGTATCCCCATTTCTTGCACGAACTGAAACCGCTGTTTTTGCATTTCGTAAATAGTATCGCCGTTTAAAAGCAGGTCATATGGCTTGTCAGGCTGGAATAAACCTTCCTGAATTATCGTGTCCAGCGGCGCGGAAGGATATATAATATTCAGCATGTTATATAATCCTGAATCACAAAGTCCGGTATTTCAATCAAGTGTAAAGTAAACTGGCCATAAGGCAGACCGTTATAAAGATAAGACTGCCCTTCCATTTGCATGGACTTACTTTTATCGACTTTATAATACACATAGGTATCGGACGTAACGCCGTTATCATACGCACTGTCGAAACAAAAACCAATTATCCAATAAGTTCTGAACGCAAGCTCCATTGCCTGTTTCATAGCGTCGGATATTTTGCTGTCGGTTCCCGGTACGGCCCATTGCATATCAAACTCCCTGACATAAGCGGTCGGGGTTACGTTATACGTACCGTCTATCATGCGCGTACTTTCATTGTTTATCGGTACGAGGCTATATATAATATTCTGCGGATTTTCCAGTGCGTAAAAATTATCGTTGCTGTCAATTGTGCCGACATAATAAAAATCATATTCATCGCCGTAAATCTGCGCGTTGATTATGGATAGGTTCCGCGCCCCGATATTCTCGCCCGCGACAAGCGATTTTCCAAACGCATCGCTGTTGACTTTATACCCAAGCTTTTTTATTGCGGGAAACAGATACGCGGGGTCAAGCATATTATTTTGCGCTGTTGACGGTGTTACGTCATAATACGAGCTGTAAAATAGGCAGTTGATAGCGTCCTGATTTAATGCGTAATCCTTAACGACATTTTGCGTAAAGATCGAGTTACTGACCGTCAGATAAGCTTCAAGCGCGTTTTTCTGCCCGAAATAGCCCCAATCTACGCCCTGTATGCCATAGTCATTGCCGAAACATGTTATATTGCCTATTGTCGCGCCTGACCGAGCCAGTACGCCCACGCCGTTACCGGTCGCAATGACATTTTTAATTGTAGAGCCGTCCGCCAAAGATATCCGTGCCAATCTTGCGCCTATGCCGTTTTGCGTAAACAAAACGCCCTGCTGTGTGCAATTGTATACGCTCTCATTCAGCCCGCATTGCGCACCGTCTACCGTGCAATACGTTAACCCGATATTAGTATTATCGGTGGCAATTGTCGGTAAGGTTATATACCCTGTCAGTTGCATAAACATAAAATTCAGTTTCGCACCGGACGGATTTATGAACGCCCCCGCGCCCCAACCGTCCGTAAATATTGTCGGGTCTGCTTCTATGTCCGACAATCCGTTCCAAGAGAAATCGTCAAGCGTGGGATTGCGGAATGACGGATCAACGGTATTCAAATTTGTGCCCTGCGTAATTCCTGTACCAGAAGACGGACTATTATATATTATGCTGTCATATACGGTAATAGCCCCGTCGTGATTTTCTATTCCTACCGTATTATTGACAAGAATTAAATTATTTATTAAAGTTGTATAGGAATTGGATTTTTTATATGCTGTCGCGCAGTTCGCAAAAATATTATAATTAGTCTGCCCGACATAAGTATTATAAAAACCTATACCGGAACAATTATAAAAAATATTTCTTTCCACTGTTTGTGTTCCTGCGGCAATTTCCGCGCCATTTACAATGTTTTTAAAATAATTATTTTCAGTATCACAAACTAATATATTGCGTGATAACATATTATTTCCGGCAAAACTATTATCGTGTAAATAATTTAGATAATCATAAGTCTCTACTTTTAATCCGTTTGCGCCAGTTGCTAAGGAATACATATTAGTATCATTTAAAAGATTATATACTTTTGTAATATATGCGCTTGATGTCGTATCAGCAACATAAATAAAATATCCCTGTGAATTTCCGAGCCCGCTTAATATCTCGTTGCCATACGCAATTATTTTTAAGTCAGCATCCGAAACAGCCTTGCCTGCATGTATAAAAATATTATTTGCTGTCGCGCCTTTTGTCAATCCCTTGCAATTAAAAATTGGAAAAGTTCCACCCGCTATGCCAGAAGTAAAAGATATATGATTCACATTTTCGCCGTTATCGACAAATAAACAATTTTCTAAATACTGTCCGTTATTAGCTCCGCAGTAAGTTATAATATTTGCGTTTCCCGTATCGGTTCCAAAATTCATAAACGTACAATCTTTAAAAATCCCATTATCTGCTTCTTGTATTCCGTAGGTATTCACCTGGTTGCTTCCCTTAAAAACTATCCCGTTTATTTTTATATCAATATGATTTGTTTCTAAAATTTCATCATCTGCCGCATGGCTCCATACGGGCATAAATCCGGGCGCGGCCTGTATTGTTAAACCTTTTCCAATTGCAATATATTCATCATAAATTTCATTGTCCTGTATTTCAACGCAATCTCCGCTTGACGCCGCATTATATGCCGCTGTTATTGTCGTATATCCGCCCGGCCCCGTGCCGTCTTTTTTGACTATATACGTAATGCCTGACCCGTTATAAAAATCTGTCCTATAATCCGCCCGTGCACCGACGCGGTTTTCGTCTATCAATCCCGGCTTCGCCGATATTGACGGCGTTTCCAAGTAATCCGCGATAATTGTAGTCTCATAAGATAATGTCTGTTTTATCCCGACATAGGAGCCGTCAAGCGCGATAGGTTTATATACCTGACTGTCAAGCAGGCAGATATACGGCGTACCTCCTGTAGCGATAGACAATGCGTATTCTATGGTTTTAACCGGCGCGGCGCGTGTCAATCCATTGTTGCTGTTGTTGCCGAAAAGTTGGGATACATAAATCGCGTTATTAGTTATGCTCGGATAATATGTAGGAATAGGAAAAAAAATACCAAAATTATAAGGTAATGCCAAAAAGCAATCCTGTAAATATATTTGTATCGTTTCAGCGGTATCATCATTGCAGATTATTTGTATTTCTATTTTTGTAATATTTTCCCACGAAGCATCTGTAAAATCCGTGCTATAAGTACAATTTGTAGAAACCAACTCTATTTGTGTTTTTTGCCATGCTATTGTATTTAATGATTCAGGCTTGTTTCTTGTAGCCGTGTCGTTTCCACTATAAAATATAAAATTAAAACTAACAGTCCCCGTTCCGGCAGCTTTTGTTAAATAATTCCATATAAAAAACAATTCTTTTCCTATATCCGCGCTCTTTCCCGTCCGTACAACCCGCGCCCATTCGTGATTGGTTACTGACAACGCTTTCAAATTCATAGGCGTTATCGGATTAATAGTCAATATCCCGCTATCGCCGTCTTGCATACCGATTTTCAAACACGATTTAGAATGATACGCTTTTCTTTTATCAATTTCAAATGTCCCGTCGCCCGTATATGACACAAGCCCCGCGGTTACCGCGTCGCCGTCCAACATCTGCAACCGGCGGGACGGAACCTGCGAACCTATGATAGGCAAAAAATCCTGTATCTCATTTTTGATAAAAGTATTATATCTCATTTTAAGCGGGACGTTTCTACTCATTGTTTTCTCCTTATATGTTCATTGACCCGTCGGCCCGCACGAACCGCGAGCCACGTTCGGTCTTAAAATAATGTGCCAGTTCTACTGCTATTTGCTTTGCTGATTTTGTATCTGCGTCATGTATGTGTATCGTTACCGGGCCGCCGGAATTGTTTACTGTCGAACTTCCGCCCGTCAACGCCATCTTGCCGCTTGAAATTAAATCGCTGAATCTTTGTGGGATGACGATCTCTCGCGGAGAAAAAGTGCTAATCATGCTTTCGTCCGCATAAAGACCGGACGCCGCGCCGCCCAAAGCGGCAGCTACGCCTTTTAATCCCTCCATACCCGCAATCTGCATAGCGTCAACAGGTATCGCCGCAGCTCCCGCCGCTGCTGTAATAGGCGACACTATGCCGACTGCCGCCGCTATATCAGCGGCTAATTTTGCTTTTGTTATAGTTTCAAAAGCGTCAATAAAAGATATTGTCATATCCGTCAACATCGTTTTTGATGCTTTAGCCCAATCGCCTTTAATAATAGTCGTACCTAAAAGATTAAATGCCTTTGTTATTCCGCCTATGGCCGTTTCTTCCGCTTTCGCTTGTGTCTCTTGTTTTTTTAATAATGCGGCGACTTCGGCGTTCTGTTTCGCTCTTATATTATTTTGATCTATCTCCTTTTGTCCGGCAGTAACGGCTTCGTATATTTTTTTATTATACGTATCCGTTTCTCCGTTAAGCATTTTTAAATCATGATATTCGTTTTCAAGTTCCTGCCTTAATTTTTTTATTTTTTCAGTTAATCCCTCATCAACTTGTCCAGTACGTTCTTTTTGTATTTCCGCCGTCTTTTCCGCATGAGCTATATCAGCTAAATCTTTAGCAATAGCGGCATTAACTGCCTTTATAGCCGATTCCGTCTGTCCTTCCGCCGACCAACTATGTATAAATTTCGCAACCGCGTCCGCCGCGCTTCCTATGGCCGGTAAAAAATTCTGTCCAATTTCCTGCTCTAAAAGATTAAATGAATTTTTTGCTTTATCAAGTCTGCCCTGTGCAATCCCTAAATAACTGTCTTCCGCACCGCCGAATTTTGACAACGCCTCGTTTATATCTTCAATGCTTGTCTTGCCTTTTCCCAGCATAATTCCGAATCGCTGTAGCATAGTAGTATTACCTTCATACGCCTTGCCGACCGCGAGCGCAACCGTATGTAAATCTCTATGTTTCGCTTTCGCAACATCTATCACGCCCGCAAGTAATTTTTGTGCCGCAGTCGTGCTGCCTGTCGCGTAAGTAAGTTCTGTCAACGCGCCTTTTAAATCCGTTTGCGCAATTCCCGTCGCAAGACTCATGCTTTCGGCGTATCTATTTAAAGCTATAAATCCTTCTTCCGTGCCCGACTTTAAGCTTTTAACTGCGGATGCAAGCGCAGTTGTAGCAGTTTCATCTTTAAGAGCCTCCTCGGTAATCTGTTTTAAAAGTCCGGATATGCCCGCAAACCCCGCAAACGCGGCGATAGTTCCGCCAGCTTGCGATATTACGCGCTTCATTGCGGCCTCAAAATTCCCTGTGTCTCCGCCCACCCTATAAAGCAGGTCTTCATCAGGCATATCCAATAACCTCCATATTCTTAAACTCCTTTGCTAAAAATTCTTTCGCATTGCCTTGTTTTTGTAATCGTTCAATAAAGTCATCATGTCCAGTATCTAATCCTTTTGTTTTTTCAATTTCTGTTTCTTCTTCTACTTCATTTTCCTTGTCGCTATTAAGCCCTAAATTTATTATGTCAAGATCGCGCTTAATATCCTGTAAATTAAGACTTTTTATTTCGTCCCTTGAACAACCAAGATAATGTCTTAGATAAAATATTGCCTTTGCCATTGCCAGCGGCTTGTTTTGCGGCTTCCCATGCTGCGTGTTCTGCGGCCGTACCCTGAAACTTTTCGTCCGAATCGGACTGCACCTCTTTGACCGTCAAAAATTTTCCGACAGCGGCGAAGCATGCCTCAATTATTTTTGAATTTCTTTGCTCGTTCTCGTCCAACGCCTTGCGAAAATCGTCAAGTGTCGGGTAATCGTCCTTTATATTTTCAAGCAACACATACGCGATTTCTGTTAATAATGAAGTCGGGCGTTTTGCCAAACCTTCCATAAAAAAATTTATTCCGTATTTCTGTTCAAAATCACATACATTATAAGCCGTCCATATAAGCATACGATACTGCTTCCCCTTAATCGTTACTTCCGTTTCTTTTGCAAGAACACTTTCAAATACTGTTTGCAATTGCTTCACCGTAGCACCTCCATTTTTTTTTAAAGGGCCAGAAGCCGAAAGGAGGTGAACCTAAGAGCCTCCAGCCCTTTATGAATCTTAAGAAATATATCTCTGTACTTTTTTCGCTTTCCACACAAAATCGTCGGCCGTGCTGTAAAGGAAATACAGTTTAGCCGTTGCTGTCGCGTAAGCAAACTCTTTTAATGGAGTATCGAACCCTGCAACAAGCACCTTTGGCGCATATACCCGCCAAAGATCGCCTGAACCTTTCCGTGCCGCAGATATAACGCAGGAATATTTCGGGAATAAAAACCCCGACTGGCCCATCGTTATGGTTTCCTCCTCGTAATAAATCGGCGTAACTTCAAACGTGCAAGTATCACCAACCGTCAAACTCGTTGCCGTAGCCCCGCCGGTTATCGTCAACCCAAAATTCGAAATTGTCTGCGCAACGCCCGTTGCCATAGCCTGCGCGGAAACTATTTTCATCGTATTATCTATCAGATACGTCTGACTTCCCGATTGGAAATCATAGTCAGTCGTAGTATAGACATTATACGTGTTAGACGTTACGGCCTCGACCACATACAGGCCTTCTTTTAAATCCGCGTTTTTTCCGCTCGTAATAGTCGGCGCGACCATGCCCGTCGTCGCGAACATTGACGTGCCTTTTACGTTCACAGGCGTACTAATTACTCCTGTCGTGGAAGGTACAGCCGTGCCCGCGACAGTCGTTGATGTTATCGCCGCGTTTGCCAACCATTCGTAAATATCGCTGTCAAACTGCTTGAATTGCAACGCGCCTTCCGGCTTGACATATTTCGCCTCGGCTTCCCATGCGTATTTATTTGAGCCACCGTATAACACTTCAACATCAGCCGAAAACGGCAGTGTCGTTTCCGCGATTACCTTGATTGTTTTTCGCGGAATTTTTGTTACATAGTCAAGAAATGTTATCGAATGCTCGCCAAACAACTTGACCGGTTCTGTTAACATATCGTTTTACCTCCTGATTCAGTATATTTTCCCAGTGCCGCCTTTAAGCAGGGAAATATTGTTTTAACCCCACACCGACCTCGCGGTACATTTTGCCTGTCTGCGCGTCCAGAGCAATTTTAGGTTCAATTAGAACCGTTTTTGAGAATTTCAGCCCGCCGAAATATCTGTTACGCTCAAAAACATTGTATAGACACATGACATATCGTAATGCCCGCACGTCTATTGCCCAGTCGGCACGGTCTAAAACAGTAATTTTAATCCCTATCTCTAAATTTACCCCGCCCATTTCGTCAATGTCGTACTTTTCTACCGTGATGCCAAGAAACACGGGGAAGTTTACAACCTTTTGATTTTGGACAAGTAAATATACGGCCTCGTTAAGATCGATATTATCAAGCGTTATCGTCGCGCCGTTATAGTTCGCCGGGTCAGTCGGGTTATTATCGGTATTGTTATTATTTATCCATACGTTAATACCGTATATAGGGTCTTTTAAATAATCCCTGACCTCAAGCATGACTTTTTCTGCGTCGAATAGCATGTTAACTCCTTTTCGCTTTTGCCACTTGATTTTTTACAAATGTTTCAAGCGATCTTAAATTACGTTTATATCTCTGTTCGTAAATATTGCGATACGTGCCCGTTACGCGTTTGTTAAAAATAAACGGCCTGTACGGCATTTTATGCCTCGGCGCGGATGACTGGTGATATATCGCGTATGGTATCAACGTGCCAAGCGTTAAAGATTGTTTTCCTATAACACACAAAGAGCCATCCGATCCAGGAACCGTTATACTCGCCGCGAGCCAGCCGTCAAAACGTAAAATAGGATATGTCCAACCAAGCGTACTTTCTTTATATTCCGCATAAGCATCTGATAAATCCTCATATTGTCCCTCGCTTTGTTTTTCTCCACCTTCTGGAATTACACGCTGATTATCTTTATACCAATCATTAGCTATCGTCAAAAACACAGGCGACAAATCACTTACAGCCGCTATAGCCCGATTAACTTTAGCCGTAAATTCATTAAAATTTACCAACTCGCCCGTGATATTCATTTACCATTGCCTCCGCCTGCGGTTAAATACCGGCTGCTGACCCAACGGCGCTGACGTGCCCATAAATCCCCCTGTTTCCGGCAGACTGTTTATTCCCGTAACCGACATGTCATGCCCGGTCAAACTGCCGCTCGAATCAACCGTATTTTTTAAATCCGTCAACCTTACCGCGTCCGACATTTGCAAAAGATTCTTGTCCATCTGATCCAGAAGCGATTTGCCCTCGCCATAAAGCGTATTTATATATGTCGTCGCATCATGGTTGACCGGCTGTAACCCGGATAATTTAGTTATTTGAAAAACATCGTTCGCCGTCAACGCGATACAGATTTTTTGCGCTATTAGATACGCATTAGGATTTTTTATCGCGTCAAATGGCACGGCGAATTTACGCGCGAAACGTTCCGTTACAACCGCCTCTGTCCTGTCGCACATCTGCTGGAAAACAGTGGGCGTTATGATAGAACTGGTATTAGATACCATACCCTTTAATTTTGCCTCTACATCCGCGATTGTATGATATATTGACATCGTATCTCCTTTATAATTCCTGTGGGGCTGTTAACCCCACATAGAGGCCTACTGATCTACCGAGCTTACTGTATATGACCGGACTTTTTCAACCGCGCAATCGCTTTCAAATCCGATAGCGCGATTTTCTCGCCTGGTTTCCATTCCTTACCGCCTTCGTCGTTATTGTGCCTGATAGTTTTTACTACCGTAAATTCTTTTGTCGGCACTGGTTCCTTTTCAGCCATTTTTAGACACTCTCCTTTTTTAGTTTTCCCTGCGGGTTTTTACGCCCGCAGGGATTTTTTTTACCTTACGATATTACGGCTGTGTACAAAAACGCACAAGTAACGTCCGTAATATGATCGTCATACATCCTGCCCTGATAAATGTTCAGGCCTTCCCATGCCGGTTTCTCGTATAGCGGCAGCGTGTAAGCATAGGTCTCGTATCCGCCCTCAAGAGACGACGCGGACGGAACCATCGAATAGCCAAGCGACTGTTGCGCCATGTTCGGATTCGGCGACGGGTTGATGTAGGCAAATATGCAATTCTTGCCCCATACAGACGTGAGCGATTGCGTCTGACCGCCTTCTGCGGTATTGTACATTGCTCCGCCGACAAGTATCCTATCTACACCGAGCACTAAAGCAAGCTGACTATCATTCAACAGCCCTGATCCAAAAGCCGACGCGCCGGAAATGCCGTAGAACGCGAGCGCATAGCCAAGAAGCTGTTTGCTTGACCTTAACACGTTGTAGACTTCCCATGACATAATCACGGTGTTCGGAGGATAACCGCAACCCGCCTTGACCTGCGCCCTTGCGTAAGCGGCATCAGCCAGCGGCGTGCTGTTCGTGTTGTCGTCCCACCCGAATGTTAATCCCGATGTCTGTGTGATTTTTGTCGGGTCCTGCAAAACCGAGGCAAAAGCGTATTCCCTGCCGAGTAGCAGGTTGTCTGCGAGCATATAGTTGACCATTTCTATTGAGCGTGTCTGCCCGCCGAACTGTACCCAATCCTGCCTGGACGACCATGTTTTAAGCGTATGATTTACAATCTCGTAGCTGTCCGTTGCCGTTACGCTATAGGTCATTTCAGGCACATTACCCTTGCCTATCGTTACCGAGTTCTGGAGCCGCAAATGTTCCCCGCCCATTTTCGGTATCCTGCCGAAATAAATATCGACAGGCATCCTATAAAAAACTTTGTCTATTACCGTTCCTGCCAGTTTATAGCCCTGTACCAGATTCGTCAAAACAGGGTCTATGACCTGGCCGTTGTTTAGTGTTATATTACCCGGAAAAGCCATGTTGTGTTACCTCCTGTTTTGTTTTTAAGCATGGTAAAATAATTTAACAAGCTCGACTTCCACCAAAGAATTAGCCTGTGTATTTATTTCCATGTTCTTTGCGATAACTTCCGCCGCCGCGCTCGTTGTAGCTGTAAGCACGCCGCCAGTATCAGCGGCAAAATATAGCCCAAGCGTAGCGTTTGACGTTGACATTTTCGCGTATGCCCCGCCGCCTGCCATTGCCACTTCTGCCGGTTCGCCCGATTGCGGCGCGTTCTGCAAAATCCCAAGCACCGCGCCGGAAGCCCAATGCACTACCTTTGTATTATCCGTGCCGCTCCACTGTACCGCGCAGCCGCGATAATTGGAAAGGTCTTCGCCTGCAAGTACCGTTATATCGTTGCGTTTTAAACGTAAGCTCATTTCTTTTTACCTCCTTCTTTTTCGTCCTCATCCTCGGATTCGTCTTCCGCTTCGCCTTCATCTTTTTTTGTCGAATTTTTTGCCCTGACAGCCTCGATAGCGGCTTTGTAATTCAAATGGAAATGCTCGTCGTTAATGTCAGTTGGCATTTTTGCTTTTTGCATATACTTGATCGCGCCGAGATGCTCCTTTTCGCTGTCACTTCTGCCTTTTGACTCGGCCTCTTCCTCGTCTGCGTCGTCGTCCTTGCCATCGGTTTTGTCCTTAAAGGTTTTTATGCTCGAAAGTATTTCAAGTATCTCGGCATATTTTTTCTCTTTAAGTTTTTTGTTGAACCAATGTTTCTCGTCTTTTTCGTCAGCAGGCGAGATTTTGCCTTTCGCGGCTGTCATTACTTCCGCAAGCGATCTTGCGTCCTCGGATTTTTCAAGCTCCGCGAGCCTGTCGATCTTAGGCTGTATGTCCGTTAAAGCCTTTTTAGCCTCGTCGCGTTCTTTTAGCGCGTCGGTCAATTTCTTTTCATTTGTGCTTGCTTTTTCGGACAGGGTTTTTATGTGCTCTGCGACTTTTTCGTCAACGTACTCATCCGTACCGTCAACGGGAAGCCCGATCTCGGCAAGTATCTTTTTAATTTCCTTCATTCTTTTCTCCTCCTTCAATGGAATTTCAGTGTCAATTTCCTCGCTTAATGTGATGGCGGGCATATTTTTCACATATGGGCGATTAGTGACGGCTCCACCGAATAGCACGTCTTTGTAAAGTTTCCCTGTCTCCGGATTCTTCCAGTCATCAAACTCGATAGAATAGCCTTTGTACTCGCCTTTTTTGATCGCGGCTTGCGCGTCAGGCGTCCAATCAGGTTTTCCTTCAAGCACTTTGACCTTTCTCCCGTCTGCCAGGGTCTTTTCACTTTTTCTTAAATCCACTATCCAGCCTGCGGCCTTACCATTAAATTCTTTATGATCATAATCAATATCTAAAATCGGATGACCGCTTTCATCTGACATTCCGCGTACATTCTCTTTAAAATTTTTTATAAAATTATCTATTGTCTGTTCAGTAATTTTTAAATGCCCCCGCGCCTTGTCATAAGGCCAGTCGCCCTCTCGGCACATTGTTATCCATGCAAACTCACCATCAGATAAAAAATTCCCAGCATCTTCATCTCTAAAACGATACCGCGCTATTGATTTCATTTATGATCCTCCTTCAATGTCTGATATTTGTCTTTAAGCTCAGGGCTTGCGTCAAGCCCGTCCCACTCTTCTGGCGCTGGGTCGTCCATCAGTATCGGCACTATGATACACCGACAACCAATGTGCTGCGGCGGCTCGTTTGGCGTAGCCTCAGCGTCGTCTATCTCAAATGTATCACCATCAAAATCCGCGCATAAATCACAACAAGCATCGTCTAAGATTGCCGAATATTGAAAGCCCTGTATGCTGTCTTTATAATCCTGAAACATGCTATATCTACCTTCATTGACCGTCTGTGCCGTCAACACGCTCCCGCCAATATTGTTATCATTACTTATATAATCATTACCCGCAGCGCCTGCGTCATAAACCGTTTCGTCAATGGGATCGCCGTCCTGGACGCTCTGCACCGCCGCAAACGTCATTTTTTCCAGCAGTTTATTCTGTTGCGCACGCTGTATCGCGTTTGATGTTGTTATAACCCAACCATACAACCCCGCCGGCAGCTTATTAATATCAACAACTTCTGCAAGCGCATGTGTCGATCCTTTAACCTCGCGATGCGCGCCTTGTCTGGCCTGTACTGCCGCCGCAACCATCCAGTCTTTGATTATACTTGCGTACTTACTGCCATAACCAAGCTCAAGATTGTTAATAACCGACATCTTTGCCTTATCATTACCCGCAAGCGTTAACTTATTCTTTAGATCGGCTTTATATTTTGTTATCATCATGCCAAGCGACTCCCGCGCGCGCTTGTTGAAATCGGCGGGAAGATTATCAAACCGTTCTTTAAGCTCAGACAAATTAACGCGCTTTTCATACTCGGTTAATGCGCGTTTCTCTTTCAGCTTCTTATGTTCGTGTAGCTTGTCCTCGCCGACTTCTGCCGAAGCCCCAGCGCCCGGCTTAACCACAACTTGTGGTTTGTTGGCAGCGTCAATCTTAGCCTGCGCCGCTGCCGTCTGCATATCTTTCTGTTGCTGCTGTTCTGTGTAATACGGGTCGTCTTCGTCAATCTCTGGGAGTTCCCAAATCTTGCGTATGTGTTTCTTGAACGCTGTGTCAGGATCGATGCCTTTCGCAAGTATCATTTCACTCATACTATCAGCCAGTTCTTTACTGGCTTTAATATCAATACCGCTATACTTCAGTTTAACCTTAAACTTCTGTACACCAAAATTAGCCTCTATCAGTTTTGGCACTGCCCAGCCATTCCAACAATCGCATATTGACTGGATAACATATTTAAGTGATGTATCAAAGTTCTCGATCTTTGGCTGCGCTAACGCCCGCGCGCCAACACCCGTTTCGCCAAGCATTATAAATTCTGCCTGAACACTCTTTGCGATTGCGGCGTCTTCCTGTTTAATACCATCCTGTACGGCCTGAAAGTTATATTTGTTTTCTTTTATCTCAATCTTCCATCCTTCGGGATGCTCAATCCACGAACTGTTGCCCAGTGAATAGTTAATTAACGATGTGCGCAAATTCTCGTTCTGATCGCTGCCCGACATGTCCTTTGGCACTTCAACATCTATCATACCGAGCGCGGTGCGCTCTATACCAACCGCATTGATCTGATGATATACCATTTTACGAAGCCAGGGACCATAAGAACTACGCAATATACTTATCCCCTCGTAGTT